CGGCGGCAATCTTGGCTGCGCCGACGGTTGTGAGTACGGCTTTATATTTTTGCGCCATGGCATTAGCTCCCTTCGTCGGGATAAACAGTGATAATGTCGCCGTCGTATACGGCGGCACCGGTATAGGCATAACCCGCTACGTCTTGAATAATGGTCAGCCCTATCAAGTGACGGCTGACCGGCTTGGCATCAGCAATCAGGCGTTCCATTTCCTGATACATCGCCTCATCTATACCGCTTTCCAACACGCCGATATCCAGCCGGAATGTGCCTGCAGGGTCATTATTTTCCCACCACTCACTGACGTTAATCAGGTATCCCAGCGGTTCAACCACGCGACGAATAGCGCTAATCGTGCCCTTTCGGCTATGGATATAAAACGCATCAGCCACCACCTGCCGCTTGGTTTCCTCCGGCCAATGTTCATCCCAGCGGTCAACCGAACGGGACCACGCCAAATAAGGTAAAAACGCAATGGGGCAGGTTTCAGGGTTCCATAAGTCACGCAGCGGCACTTGCAGATCGCTAATCCCTTTGCAGGTTTGCGCCAACCGGCGTTCTAGCGCAGAGGCAGACGACGGCAGCAGGCTAGGTTTACTCATCAGATCCCCCAATCGCTACGCGCCAGTCAGTGCAATACGCCGCCTGAGTTTCATCTAGGATCACGTCCTGTTTGGGTTCAGTGAGTTCGACACGCTGCACGCCCTCAACATGTAGCGCTGCGTGCAAGGCGGATATGCGGATGTCTCGCCCCAGTCGTCGCTGGGTACTGATATAGTTTTTTAAACTGTTTTTGGCCGCGGCCAGAATGGGTTCAGACTCCGGTCCCTGATAGACATACAACACCGCGTTGATGGTGTAAGACACAATTTGCGCTGACTGCACGGTTAGACGGTCCGCCACGGGACGCACGTTCTCATCATTCAAGGCATTTCTGACTGCCGCCAATAGTTCGGTATCTGCTTGGCCATCTCCCGCGCGTGCCAATACGGTGACCACCACCTGCGCAGGTTCGGGACTAATCGCGCTCACATCGGCCACCCGTCCGTCTGCGCTCAAGGCGTGATACTGATAAGACGCCGATGGACCCGCAACGGATAGCCCTTCAAAAGCGGCAGGAATACGCGCGCGCAAATCGGTATCGGACTCCATCACCGCATCCACCGGCGGAATGGTGTCCACGTCAGCAGGCGTCACCACCAAGCGAGTCACATCGTTGTTGGCGGCAAGCTGGTCCAAATCACTGCCGAGCGCATACGCCACCATGACCGCCTGCGCGGCCTCGTTGACTCGCTGGCGCAACAATAATTCACGGTAAGCATTTTCCTGCAGCAGCTTAACAATGGGTTCGGATTCCAACTGCAGTGTGCGCCGCACGGCGTCCTGTTCATCAGCGGGATACAGCGAAACCAGAAAGTTTTTGCGTTCAGTCAGCAAGGTTTCAAAATCCAACGCCTCCACCACATTAGGGGCTGGCAGTTGTGACAAATCAACGGACGCCATCAGGAATGTTCTCCCAGTGAAATAGACAGGCTGGAGGGACTGCCATCGGTTCGTATACCGGATAATTCAACGGTCATGACGCCACTCATTTCCGTATTAATTTGGATACGTTGCAGCTTAATGCGCGGCTCCCAGCGGCTAATGGCGGTATAGCTTGCCGCCATCACCTGCAGCTTGACCGCATCGTTTTGCGGCCAGTCGATGAGCTCCGGCAATAACGAGCCATATTCACGACGCGCAAGACGAGACCCCACGGGGGTTACCAAAATATCCCGCACGGATTGCCGTATATGCTCCAGCTCGGTAATTCGTTTGCCTGTTAGCTGATTCATACCTAGATATTTCATTTCACTGGCCCCCCCGAGGTATCCCCGCCTGACTTCACGCCGCTATGGTTATGCACATCGACCACCACACCATTGGACGAAAGCTTGCCGCCGCTGTGAGTAATATCTCCGTTCATGGTCCCGCCTTGAGTGACGGACATTTGCGGTGTTTCTAGCAAGGTGGCACAGCGCACTTTTGGCGTATCAAAAAAGACTTCTTTTGACGCGACCAGCACCAGCTGCTTGATACCGCTTATCAATAATTTGCTGCTCTCAGGGTCATATTCGAAATGGGCGCCATCGGGGAACGTCACCACCAACGCATTTTCAGATTGGGACGGCGGCGGATTTTCGTCTGAATAAATAGCAGGCAGCGCAAAGGCTGTGGTCAGTTCGCCCCCAATGGCAAGCAATAGCACCTGCTCCCCGATTGATGGTTTCCACCATGTGCGCGCAGCTCCCGCGCGCATGGTCAGCCACGGTATCCAGCCAGTTTGGTTTTCTCCGGTAGCCACACGGCACAGCCATTTATCTGCATCGACTTCAATAATGCAGCCGGTGCGGATCATGTTGCGTAGTAGGCGCAGGAGTTCGGTGAGTTGTGTATTCATGGGTTAAATTTCCCATGACGGCGAGGTATATTACATAAAGCAGCATTGTATCAGCAGCCACACAATAGACATCCTTAATATCAAACTTGAGCCAGTATGGGAGTGTGTAATGAAAGAAACATTAGAGCTAATAAACTTAGTAAAGAGTGGCATAGGATTGTCATCAATATTTTCACTATTAATTATTTTTTTCATATCTAAAAACTTTAACCACATTATTTTATATTCAAGAGATCTATTCAGCTTAAAGAAAAGAAAACTCGAAGAAATAATCAATAACAAATGCTCTTCGACTAACACAAAAAAATTAGCAGAGATAGAGCTCAATGCTAACTATAACCATGAGATTACAGGTGTATATTATTACAAGCTTAGAGAACCATTGGTGAAAATCATACTTGAAAACGAGTTACCTGCTCGTTACTTCAAACCATTCACTCCCTATATCAGCATGAACAAAAAAGAAATAGTTATTAGAGAAAAACAGTATAATACGACAAATATGCTTTACACATGGTGTGTTATCCCTCTAGTCTCTATAATATTATTTACTATTAATGCAGCCATTTTTTACAAAGCAGGTGTTTTTATAGGATTTGCATCTATTAATTTTATATTGATATTTTTTATGGTGTTCTTTTTGCTGACTAAACCTCCATTTAACAAACAATTTTACGAAATGAAATCCTTCATAGAAAAATACAATAAAAGGCAAAAAAATTAGTTTATTGATTTAATTCACCCAACAGGTAATTAATCATTATATCACTAAAATAATTTCTATTAATGTCGGTAATCCCCAATAATTTACGCTGCGGATACTTCACCACCGGCCCGCGTTTTCCTAGCTTTTCACGCAGGCCGTACTGGTGGGTTTCGGCGATCCGTTCAATGCGGTTATTGCTAAAACTCACCTCGGCCATATCGGATGTGGCTTTAGTTTTCAAATAGCGCGCCGTGCGGATTTTGGTGAACATCTTGCGCTTAACTCGCCCTTTTTTGTCACGCTTTTGCGGCTTACGTGCCTCATAGGGCGATCCGTCAGGGTTTAGCTGTTGCTGGATACGCTTTTGTTGAGACTGGCGCAGCGTTCGCGCCCATTGTTGGGTCAGCTTGCGGCGCTGTGCGGGAGTGAATTTTTCCAGCAGCCCCAGCATCCAATCTTCTAACTGAATAAAATCACTCATTACCAGCCCCACTCGTCAGGATCTGCGGGGTTTGGTTCACTGACGGCCTCGACGACCATTTGGCCGTTTTCCTCTTTGATGATCACCCGCTCGGTCAGCTTGAGATCAATGCTGATGTCACTGGTTGTGTTATTGAGAATATCCGCCTCAAAGGTAAAACCCTCCTCACGGCGTGCTGGGTTAGCCAAAATATCCGGCTGATGTTGGGTTAACCATCCCAATATCGGGGCCATCAGCAGGTTTTGGTCACCGGCAAAGTTCATAACAATGACGTTCAGGGTATAGCGATAATCAAACGACAACGACGTGGCCAACGTTGAAACAACACTGCCGCTATCAATAAAAATACTCAAGCACTCAGGATTATTCGCAATAAACGGCACTGATTTATTCAGCGCCTGCCGTAAAGACTCAGGCTTTTTCATGGTGGTTTTCCTGACAGTCCACAATCATATCAACCTTAGCGGCACAGACAGCCCAAGCGACCTCTGCAGCATCACCATCGTCACGCAAATCACCGTTAGTCTTTGGCGCTCTGGCGGGGAGCTGGCAGCGCGTCACTGTCGGACAGGTAAGCGTGATAACCTGCGGCCCCGACAATGGCAGGTCGTTGTTGCAACCGGCTAATGTCAGCAGGCAAAGGAGTGTCAGCCCAGCTTTTAAGTTCCGCATTTTCATTGATGAGTTCCTTAATTCGCTTGTCTTTGGTTGTCAGTGCGGCGCTCAATGCCTCGGCCTGTTGCTGCAACCTTACCTGATAGCGATCATTAGCTTGCGCCATCACGTTAATGGCCATCAGTTGATTGTTTTTATCTGCCACGCTTTGCTGCGCCTGTTTGAGATCTTTTCCCTGCTGGCTAACCGTATTGTGCGCCCTATCCAGCCGCCACGATTGGAACAGCAACGCGCCCAGCAATACCGACGCAATTACCATCAGTACGCGCATCACCTGACTCCTTTCATACAGTGCGCCAGCTCCCGCGCGCGGCGGTTCTCTAGCCCTTTATTTTTAACCCCGTTAACGTAGACCCAGCGCGGTAACTGCGAACAGGCGCGCCGCCAGTCTCGTCCGTTAATGAAATACGCCAGCGTTGAACGACAGGCGGCTGCGGTGCCAACGTTAAAGCCAAAACTCACTACTGCGTCATAGACCGGCTGGGGCATGTTGACCGCCATACAACGGTCAATCGCCCTTTCAGTTTTGGCAACGTCAGCCACCAGATTCTCCGCTGCCTGCCGCTCGGTGATAGTGCTCTTTGCGGTCACGCCAGCCGTGTGTCCAATGCCATTGGTCCAGACACCGGCGCTGCACTGGTAAGGCGTCAGGCGGCACCCTTCAAAATCGGCAATCAATCGCAAACCATCGTCTGACACCTTCAAATTCTGGGAGCCAGATACCAAAGCAACCAGTGCCAGAATGGCTCCCACGGCACAGCGTTTAACGGTTGAGCTGTTCATAAATATCCTTACTCAGTGCGTCGGTCTTATCTTTGAAAAGCTGAAAGGTTTTGCGCCGGTAGTACCAATTGACAAAGAAGGTGCCAAACCCCAGCACTGTACCGGACAGAAAGGCCACCTCTTGCACATTCAGCCCGCCGAGCCATGCCAAAAACACCGCGAGGCAATAGGAAATAAACGTGGTGATTTTTTCCATCTGTTAGTCCCATAGCTGCACGGTTTGCGTCGTCGGCACGGACACCACATCCGGCAGTTCGATCTCCATCCCGTGGGGTAAAAAAGGCCCGACCTCGGCAAGTTGCGGATTTGCAGCCAGCACAATTTCCGTCATGCCCTGTGTGCGCCCGTAGTACCGCCAACACACCGCATCCACCGTGTCGTATTGCATGGCTCGCACACGCATTAGATAAGCTCCACCGTGATGTGGGCCTTACCCTGCAGGCGCTGGACCGCCCACTGGGCATCTCGCCAAAGCTCATCGACGCTAGACACCATGTCTTCGGCGCGTTTGCTGCCTGATTTAGTGGTGTCAATATCAGGATAACGCTCGGTTAAATTGGCCTTGGTGCGGCAATACACTGCGCGCCGATACCAGTACGTAAGTTCACTAAATCCGCCAATGGTCGCCGCGGGTACATCCACCAAATTGGCAAAACCCAATAGCTGCTGGCGTTCTTTGTATAAAGCCAGCTCGGCGTTGGTTTCACAGATGGCAGACAGTGCCGCTTCTTTCAGCCGCTCATTCGTCACGACACCGTCAGTGCGCATGGCTAACCGGTAATGCTCCAGATCGACATCCGGCCAAAACGGGGTATTGGTGATAATCCCCGCCTTACCGTCTGGCTTTTCCGGTGAAACAAAATCCATGCTGTTGTCCTCTGAATGGGTAGGCGGTGGACGGGATTTTGATGAGGCTATCGCCTGTCGCCATCCCGTGCCGCCTCGCGCGTGGGCACGTTCCGTTATCCGTTGTTGGCTTGGCGGGCAATCCGCTCCAGTTGTTCCATATCCTTTTTCACGCCACAGTTCTTATCGAACAGGAACGCCTGACTGATATGGTGATAAGCCAACACCGGCTGATTGTTGTCGCGTAGGCCATAGGCCAGAATTTTGTGAAGTTTGGCGCGGACTTGGTCGGGCATATCATGCACATCGGTGATTTCCAGCGTGCGCTGGATAAGTGCCACGTCCACCGGCTGCTTGGCGGCATAGTTTTTTGTCATGGCGTCAGCGATTTCTTCGGCCACGGCGCACGCCGTTTGTCGGTTATAGAGCGATGGCATCACCAAACCGTGTTTAAGGGCATACTCGGCAATGTCTAATGCGCCACTAAAATCACCGGCATCCACCCGCCAGATCATGACGTTCATTAGCACATCATCCTGCGCCCCTTTTCCGCTCTTCAACGCGCCCGCCACCCAAGGTTGGTAATAGGGTAAAAGTTCACGTTTGATTTCGGCCTTGCGCATAGTGGACTGCACCCGTTTTAACCGGCGCTTGTCCTCTTCAAGTTTGAGCAACATCTGGTTGTAGGCTGATAAATTGCGGAGTGTGGAGCCGCCCAACTGGGCGGACTCCTCAGCCTGAACACGCATCACATGTCGCCGTGCAGGACTCAACATGATTTACGCCTTCTTGCCGTCAGACTTTGTGGCTTTGTCGGTTGGGGTTGGGTCTTCCGGTTGGTTTCCCGCTGGCTGTGAGGCTGCTTCTTGAACAGCGTCACCGGTCACCGCGTCGGCTTTATCACCGCCCAGCTTTTCCGCCAGCAGCATGATGGCATCAGCCAACTTTGCGGAATCAACGCCCTCGACGCTTTGAACATCGGCAGACATCATTGCGGCGCTGGGGGCTGGCGCTTCCACCGGTCCCATCACGATATTTTCAATCAGAGCCACACAGCGATAATCCTCTACCACATAGGCTTCGTTGACCGATTCAAGGTTTTCGATGCGGTCACGTTTTGGATTATCAATCACCGAGCGGCGGCGGGTGTCTTCTTGCCAGTAGATAGACAGGTTATCCAGTCGGGTGATCATTAGCGCATTCGGCGGGAAGTACGGCGCACGTACCGCTTGCAGACCGCCCATGCGTTTCTGGCTAATGATCATATCTGCGGCTAGCGCTTCACTATTTTCCTGCTCTTTGTTGACCAGCGGGAAATACTTGTCAGCAAGCAGAGCACGGCCACAAATCACCACCAGACCATCATCATCCTGATAAACCGGATCGATAATCTCATCAACGGCGTTCATCACCAGCGCGTCAAGGTTGGCATATGCGCCACCTTTACCTACATTGATGACATTCTTCACGCTGCCATCTTCGCCCGTCACGCCCGCCATGACGTGCGCCGGTGCGTCTTTGCGGATCTTTTCCAGCCAACCCACGTTCACATCCTGCAGCATGGTGTTTACCGCACGATTAGAGGTTTTTTCGCGCTTCAAGCCGTTAAACCCGATCATGATGCGGTCCAGTGCCTGACGCTTGATAATGGCGTTACGGATGCGCAGCTGGAAGTCTTGGAACTTAGCCCACATGTCCAATTTAGGGTAAGTTAGCGCGGTGTCGAAATTGGTTTGCTCACACTTGTACTCAATATCACTGAACGCCGTCGGGTCGGTGGGTTCGCGCTCTTTGTCTGCGGTATTGGTGGTGCCTGCAATAGTGGTCCCGACGCCCAGACCGAGCAGCTGGCCCGATTGTTCCGGCACAGGGACGATATTGACCAAGGTCAGGAAAGCGGCGGACTGCTGGATCTCATCTTCCAGCGTCTGGTTCACCGTCGGCTCTACGGTGAACTTGGCGGACAGATCGTCCATTGCCACACCGTTGAGTTCCGCCAATCGGCTTAGAAAGGCGTTAAAAGCAAAGCGGGTATTCTTTTTCATGCAGATGTTGCTCCGTTAGCAGTTAGTTTGTTCTGACGCGGAATGACTGCCACCGGCAGAGAAGGGACGGCGGTTTTGATTGCCGTCTTCGGTACTCAGGCGCGTGGTCAGGTCGTCCAACTTCTGGCCGTACTCCGCCAGCCGTTCTTCCAGCTCGCCCACTTTGGCAACCTCTGCGGATAAAGTGGCGACCTGCTCCGCCGTTCCCTGCGTTTCCTTCGCGCACAGCTCTACCGCCTTATGCACGTTGTTAAAGCGGGCTTCGTCGCTCACCTGCTTTTTACTAAAGATGTCCATAACGCGGTTGAAGATGTTGGGCTTCGATTCCCCCACCTCTTCGAACTCAATCACGGTTTCTTCTGCCACGGTGAACAGGTTATGCGGGTTGGCTTTACGCTGGGCCAGCGTGCTTTCACCGCTGGCGCTAAAGCTCAGACGCTGGGTGCCAAGACTGGCGGGATCGTCAGTGACGGCAAGGCCGACCAAGTAAGCAAAGCCCAAGTCTGAAAATTCGGGGTCAACCTCCATCGAGGTGTAAACCTTTTGGCTTTTCTTATTGAGTGCAACCAGTTCCGGCGTGGGTTCGATTTCGGCATACAGTGCCATGCGCCCAGCCAGCGCACCGTCTTCAATCTCTTCGGCAAAAAGTCCAGTGACATCGCCATAACGGCCAAATGAACCATCGGGGGAATAGGATTTGATGTGCTCAACGTTAACCCGTGCGCCATAGACGTCTGGGTCATAGTTTTCCGCCATCTGGGTCAGCCATTCGCGCTGGATTTTGCGGCCGTCAGTGGTCGCCCCTTCCACCCCGATGCGAAAACGCTTTGATTTTGTTGCCATCTGTCAGGCTCCATTCTTGTGAACGTATTAGAGCCACTATGTTTGCGGTGATGGGGGTATGGAGACAACGCGGGGGAATTGTGGGGACGCTGGCACAATCAGCGGCAGCGGTGCAGGCGTGATTGGGTCGGTAATCTGGCAGCATGAATACAACAACGGTAAATACTGACCTCGATCCCCGCCGTCAGGCTATGTTCCTGTACTTTCAGGGGTTACGCATCGCCCGCATTGCTGAAATGCTGGGAGAGAAGCCTGCAACCGTACACAGTTGGAAAAAGCGTGACAAGTGGGGCGACATTGGACCACTGGATCAGATGCAGCTGACTACCGCCGCACGCTATTGCCAGCTCGTTATGAAGGAACAGAAAGAAGGAAAAGACTTTAAAGAAATTGACCTGCTGGCGCGCCAGTCAGAGCGCCACGCCCGTATTGGTAAATTTAATAACGGCGGCAATGAAGCCGATCTGAATCCCAAAATCCGTAGCCGAAACAGCGGCGAACGCAAGCAGCCTGAAAAGAATGCGTTCACTGATGAGCAGTTGGAAAAGCTGCAGCAAATATTCCATGAGACGCTGTTTGATTACCAAAAGCACTGGTATCAAGCAGGTATCGATCCCGATATTCGTATTCGTAACCTGCTCAAATCGCGCCAAATTGGAGCCACCTACTATTTTGCCCGTGAAGCGTTACTGGATGCGCTGACCACGGGCCGCAATCAGATTTTCTTATCCGCCAGTAAAGCGCAGGCGCACGTTTTTAAGCAGTACATTATCGAATTTGCCCAAGAAGTGGACGTGGAATTGAAAGGCGATCCCATGACGCTGGGCAATGGGGCCTGCCTGTATTTTCTCGGCACTAACGCCCGCACCGCGCAGAGCTACCACGGCAATCTGTATCTTGATGAGTATTTTTGGATACCGAAATTCCAAGAGCTACGCAAAGTGGCATCGGGCATGGCGCTGCATAAGAAATGGCGTCAGACCTATTTTTCCACCCCTTCCAGTCTCACCCACAGCGCTTACCCGTTTTGGTCGGGTGCCTTGTATAACCGTGGGCGCGCAAAAGCGGACCGCGTAGACATTGACCTGACACACAACCATCTGGCACGCGGCATTCTCTGCCCTGATGGCCAATATCGTCAGATTGTTACCGTAGAAGATGCGGTAAACGGCGGTTGTAACCTGTTCGACCTCGACCAGCTGCGCCTTGAATACAGTCCGCCAGAATATCAAAACCTGTTGATGTGTGACTTTATCGACGATCTCGCCTCGGTGTTTCCGCTGGCCGATCTGCAGGCGTGCATGGTGGACAGTTGGGAAGTGTGGGACGACGTGCAGCCGCTGGCGATCCGGCCCTTCGGTTATAACCCCGTATGGATTGGCTATGACCCTGCCAAGGGAACGGCCAACGGTGATAGCGCCGGTTGCGTCGTTGTGGCTCCGCCACCTGTTGCCGGTGGCAAGTTCCGCATTCTGGAGCGCTTTCAATGGCGCGGCATGGACTTTCGCGCACAGGCAGAATCTATCCGCCAACTGACTGAAATCTATAACGTGACCTATATCGGCATTGACTCCACCGGTATCGGTCACGGGGTCTATGAAAACGTGAAAGCGTTCTTCCCTGCCGCGCGGGAGTTTGTCTACAACCCGAATGTAAAAAATGAACTGGTCCTGAAAGCCTACGACGTGATCAGCCACCGCCGTCTGGAATTCGACGCGGGACACACCGACATAGCCCAATCGTTTATGGCGATCCGTAAATCCGTCACCGCCAGTGGCAACCGCCCGACCTATGAAGCGAGTCGCAGTGAAGAAGCCAGCCACGCCGATCTGGCGTGGGCCACCATGCACGCCTTACACCATGAACCGCTGGAAGGCATGACCGCTACTAATACCAATATCGTGGAGATTTTCTAACTCATGAGCCGTAAGCATAAAATCAAAACCCAGCCAGTGGTCACCGCCACCCAGCAAGCACCGGCAGCAGAAGCCTTCACTTTTGGCGACCCGATCCCCGTACTGGACCGCCGAGAATTATTGGATTATCTGGAATGCTCCCGCGTCGAGCAATGGTATGAACCGCCGATTAGTCTGGATGGATTGGCACGCACGTTCCGCGCCGCCACACACCACAGCTCGGCCATTTACGTAAAACGCAATATTCTGACCAGCACCTTCATTCCGCATAAGTTGCTTAGCCAGCAGGCATTCAGCCGCTTTGCGCTGGATTATCTGGTGTTCGGCAATGCCTATCTGGAAAAGCGGAAAAATCGACTCGGCGGCACACTCGCGCTAGAGCCTACGCTGGCAAAATACATGCGCCGAGGTGTCGATCTCGATACTTACTGGTTTGCCCAATATGGCTTTAACACCCAGCCGTACCCGTTTGAAACCGGCTCTGTATTTCATCTGTTCGAACCCGACCTAAACCAAGAGCTTTACGGCCTACCAGAATATCTGGCAGCTATTCCATCCGCGCTGCTCAATGAATCAGCTACTCTATTCCGCCGCAAGTATTACCTGAACGGTAGCCATGCAGGCTTCATCATGTATATGAGCGACCCCGCACAAAACCAGTCTGATGTAGACAACATCCGTTCGGCATTAAAGCAGTCGAAAGGACCCGGCAATTTCCGCAATTTGTTTATGTATTCACCCAGCGGGAAAAAAGACGGCATTCAGATCATCCCACTCAGTGAAGTGGCCGCAAAAGATGAATTCCTAAACATCAAGAACGTCAGCCGTGACGACATGCTGGCCGCTCACCGCGTTCCGCCGCAAATGATGGGAATTATCCCCAACAACACCGGCGGATTTGGTGACGTTGGTAAAGCCAGTAAGGTATTTGTGCGCAATGAGCTGATGCCCCTACAGCGGCAGATGCTTGAGCTGAATTCGTGGGTTGGGGAAGAAGTGATCCGCTTTGAACCCTATAAACTGGATATTGATGACGGTAATTTATCCGTATCAATTACTGGTTAAAAAACACCAATTATAAATTGTTGGCTCATTTTATTTATTCAGAGCCAACAGATACATGATTCATACAACTAATTTTTTAATTATATGCGAACCTTACTATATCCCCCAAATTTTGATACTTAGATAATAGAACTATTTTATTAGCGGGATCATTTTCATCTTCGATAGATTTTATAATCCTCTTAAGCTCGATCCATGCCTTATAAGGTTTATCCGAAGAATGATTTGGCCTTCCTTCTGGCCATAAAATATCCTCCATCGTATCGGCAACTACAAAGATGTTAGCTGCATTACCTACCGCATTAGAAATAACTCTATTTGCGTTATATGGATGTATAGCCGATTCAGGCTGAGGATTATTAGGGTCTAAATTCTTCAAATCTCTGTCATGAATAACTTTATATGGTAATGATAACTCATTCATCACTTTAGCAATCGCAGTAATTGTCCATTTCCCGCCACAAGAAACAACTGTGGTTTCTTTATGTAAACTGTTAATCACACCAAAAATATCTACAAGCTTTTTCGCCTCCGAAAACATTGCTACTTCAGTGGCTCCTTCAACTAGAACACTTCTTTTTGCAAAAAATGCTTCACAAACTGATGGGTGATAATCTAACGCAGCCCTCAATCGAGCTTTTTCCTCACCTACAAATGGGTCATTATCTAATTGGGCTACGACAGGAGGAACTCCATTTTCTTTTTTTAGTACAACTAAAGAGCAAGGATCATCTGCAACATTAATTAAAAATGGAGAATGAGTAGTAATTATAACTTGCCATTGCGATGATGATGATACATTACTCAACACTGATTTTAATTTACGCATCAAGTGTGGGTGTATAAACAACTCTGGTTCTTCATATAGCAAAACTGTAGAACGACACTCTTCATCACCTTCTGCAGATTTAGCATCATGCTTTGCGATTACTTCCAATAAGGTAAATATTAATGATCGCTGTAAACCATGACCTTGCAAAGATACAGGAGTTTCTTTACCATCATCAAGGCGCAATTCAACAATACCCCCCATTATTTTTTCATATTCAGGCTCCTGTAAACCGAGGATAAGTTTTGCATCAATAATCTCAGAAATACGATTCGTTATATCATTACGCAACTCACGCAAACCTTCAATTGACTCATCACTTTTGAGTTGCTCAACTAGACTTGAAAATGAAGAGGTAACATCATGGTAATGCTGGCAAGCTTTCACTTTTGGCATTATCAATTTACTTAAAAGCTTCCCAAAAATAGATGATTGTGTACTTTTCAATGCATCATCAATTGATGTCAATGCTGGGATAACTAAGGCATTCGGTATTGCTTGCTTCAAAGCTGCATCTATACCAAAATTTTCAGAACTCCATTCCCAGTCACCATATGCGAACAAGTCAGGTCGTTCTTCTTTTATTTTTTCTTTAATTATATTAATGTTTATCTTGGTTTTGAAATTAGTTCCAGTAAACCCTTCACGTCGCACAATAGTCCTAATTTCTTCAGAGCAGTCTGCTAGTTTGCTTTCATCTAGCCCTGTAAATATCTCTCGTCTTACGTATGCCTCATACATTTTTGACATGGCAATTTTATTGGTCAATGGGTCATGTTGTGCGCTAATTGTTTCCCTTAATTTTATTTCATTATCAAATATTATTCCTGATACGCCAGATTTTCTTCTCTCCCAATCCTCAATATCCTTAAACACACCCTCGATAATTATATTATTAAAAATTCTTTTTTTAATCTCAATACCATTAGCTACGATGACTTCAGGCTCTAATTCACTAAACTCTTCAATGAGAGGCATAGATTGGTTTAAAAATAATTCTATTGATTTTACAAAAGATGATTTCCCACTATTGTTTGGTCCAATTAACGATGTGTAGTCTTTAAGGTTTATCTTACCATTTACTATAGAACGGAAGTTCGTAACGCTAACACTTCTCAACTTCATTTCTCAATGACCTTATTTTTATAAACACAGGTTAAACAAGGTATAGAAAAACAATGAGAAATTGTGGGGTGGGAATCACAAAGCATAAATTTATCTTATATGTATTTGCGCGCAATCATAGCCCCGCCACGCCTGCCCGCTTGATCTACTACTTTTCATGCACCTGCATGATCTCCGCAGCCCACGCCAGCAGTGGGGCCTCCTGACACTCTAGATCCTTTTTCTTTCGTGCAGATCCATGCATAAACCTGCTGCTTTAAACATGATGAGAAAACTAACATCACACAGTCCCCCACCAACAGAAGATCACACTTCACCGTTTATACTTGCGGTAGAATATTCATTTTTTAATTACCACCAAATAGAAAGCAAGTGATGATACATATGCGATAAAGCTGATTATAGTTACGATTACTTTAGATTTTATCCACTTTGTTTGCTCTCTAGGGAGGGATTTTATAAATCGTACCTCATTTACATCCATGTCACGCGTGTAAAACCCATTTTCTTTTGCTAGTAGCGCGATTATGAAGAATGAGTCCCGCATGAAAGAAAAAAAGAATCCACCATCCCTATACAACAATACTTGATTTGGAAGTTTGTTGAATCTATTCATAAAAGAATTACATGTTTCTTGAAAATTTCTTTTTGAAAGAAGATATTGAATGAAGCAAAGTAATGTCGATAGCGCTGATATGGCCGCAAGTACGGCCATAATGAGTTCTTCAGTTGTACTAAAGATATTATTTGCCATAAGTTTCATATACCTTATCACCCAATAATTCACCACCGGAGCTACCAAGTTCAGACCCTAAATATCCAGCCGTTCCTCCTGCAATGACGAGGCAAGCTAGCCCACCCAGACCAGCTGTCCCAACGCCTATTGCGACGCATAACGGAGCCGCTAAATAACCAGCGCCGATACCAAGGCTAGTACCTCCAACAAAACTGCCTATTTCAGTGTACTTTTTCTTAGTACATTCACTTTCACGACCAATAGAGCAAGCTTCATTTATTTCATTGGCCGAATGTAATGCACTAAAACCAATACCAGCATACCCAGAATATTTCATTGCCTTAACATACTTAGCAGCCCTCTCTATATGGACAGCGTACCCGTCTATATCACTAACACCTGATGTATTCCATTTATGTGTGATTGAGCTTGTTGAAAGACCTAGAGCACTTTTTATCTTTGTGTATTCACCAAGCTTCATCCCTTTATTTAAAAAACCTACTTTAAGTACGCTATCAAGCTGTTTAAATAGTTGGCTTCGTTTTACATAAAACTGATCACCAATAAGTGCGCCACGGGTTAAGTATGTATTTTTATATGTATCTTGTATTTCTTTAAGAATCTTCTCTATATTTTCGAAATATTTACCGACAGGATCAGCAGCAAGCCCAATTCCCTTATCAGCGAAACTAGAAAAATTTGCAATAGTTGCATAGTGTTTATGTAAGAAATTTGCTTCTTCATTTGTCAAGGGAGCCAAGGCAGCATCAACTCGATCTTTAGCCGCTTTTAGATGTGCTATTTGTTCAGGATCTTGTTTAAGAGGGTCTACTAAAAGCAAGATAGACCCTGCTTTTACATCGCCACTCCCATTTAGTGAACGATATAGTTCCTTAGTCCCTTCAGGGGGAGATATAAACAAAAACTGCTCATAACTATTCACCGAGCTCGGGAGTGGCAAAACACAGAAACCAGCATCGACAGGTTCACGAGATGATGCTTCAGGAGCAATCAAAGGTTGGGGATGACTTTTAGCTGCTTGGGCGTATTGTGTTGGCGCCTCCGATTGTGGCGCAGCCGCCATTCTTACTTCTGCACGGCTAGTTTTCTCATATGTCGCACTCGAGAGTGATGAAAGAAGTTTAGCCCTGCATGGACAACTGCTAATGCTATCGAGCGTACCAGCTAGTTGCACATTATTATCCAGCATACCAGGGATGCCACCGATGATTCGGTATGTCTTGCCATCCTTTCCGCATGTGACGAGATCGCCATGCCTCGAAGCAGCTCGGCCGTGCATATTGTAATTAGGATTACCACCTCTAACCGTACCGCCGCAGCTTGTCTTATCACCTACGCGGATAAAATATCCTTTCTGACTCATGTGAAGCCTTCTCCCTAGAACTGAAAATTAGATTTTCCCAGCAGCTTTTAGTAATTCAATCTCTTCCGGATCGAAATAACCACATGTGATCTCCCCATTGGCTAGCCTTATCATTGCTGACATTTGTTGACCAGCATCAATGATTTCATCCCCGTTGCTTACGCGAGTCCCACCAGCCGCCACAGTGTATTTAACCCCCTCAACAATACTTTCCATCATGGTGCTTTCATCACGCTCCAAATAAGCTGTATGCGCATCAGGATAAACCACCTCATCGCCTTCGATTGCCATGCTGCGTTCGTGATATTTCATTGCACATCTGTTAGCAACAACTCGACCACCATTCTTAGTTTTTGCTCCGTCGATAGCAAAGAATCGAATTACGTCATATTGAGTCACTGAACCACCATTCCTAATTGATTAACAATTGAATAATGTACCAGTTTAACCATACAAAAAATGAGTGAATGTTCAGATTTTCTTATAATTCAGAGTTTGCCAACACCGCCTATAGCGGACCAATTTTCTTTTCCTTCTCATTAGTTAATACGGCCATTACAGGCTGTGAAACAGCAGCCTGTTTATCAAAAGTATCTCTAGTCCCATACTCCCCCTCGATTTATTGCATAGCATATTTGAATTTACTGGTACGACTCTGACACTCTTCGGTGTTCTTGCTCGTCGTATTCATCCAGCTTCACAATCAGTTGCGTGGTCATTTCTGCGATCCAGACCATCGCCAGTTCTTTGTCATCCCCATTGCACTGATTAGCCGTCACCATTCGGGCTATCAGGTCGATGCGCTGCAAGGCCAATGACTCCATAAGAAGATCCGACACGCTCCCTCCTTTCTTATTCGCTGTGTATTTATACAGTATAATAATGAATGTTAAACGAAAAGCAGTTTTTCCAAAAAACATGATACCGATTAAGGGTTAAGGGAAATCTGCTCTATATTTTTACTCTCTTGCAACCATCCAGTAACTGAATCATGTGGGTATAAATTACATTCTTACCTGACGGCTTTTATCATCTGTTTCATCTGCTCCAGATACTTGGAGCCAAAGCGTTCTGCTTTGCTAATATTTTCTGAATTAGCATCCAGCTCATCATCGTGATAGTTCGCTAACAATCTTGCCTGCTGCGCCATGCGCATTACTGGGCGATGCTGTTCAATAGTTTGCGCCAGCTTTAATGCCGCACTTTTGTCTTTAGTCTTACGCTGAAAAATTGCCCCCGAACTATCTCCTCGATAGATTGCATCCCCCACCTGAACGGTGTGGCCTGATGCCATGCGCCATGCTTCTGTTTGTGTCAGCTCTATGCTGTAAATCGCCATATCCTCTGTAATTCTTCCCATGGCATCACCTGCAGCGGCCAATGCAGCCGCTCTTTTTTCCATACGGCGTTGAATAGTTGTGGCTGATTTACGGTGCGCCTCTTCCAAATCAGGGCTACCCGTAAAGCCTTCTCGCTGATTTTTCGGTTTAATTCGACCTTCTGCCCTAATTCTGCGCAACATCTGCCGCCGTTCTTTCGGGCTAATGTTGTCAAAGTCCAGCGTTATCGGTTCTGTTATGTCTGGTGTCGGGTCTAGCGATCCAGATCCCCCCGTACAGTTATTGACAGAACTCCGAGAGGGCGCAGGAGCGCCCAAAAGGTCAACGGCCAAATCAAGGGCACGCTTCGGCACAATCTTCCACTGCACCGTGCGGGTAATAATTGGGATGTCCATGCCAACAGAAGGAGAGAAAACACCTTTAATGCGTGTCGTTTCTTCGCCGTACTCGTTCAAATCGTCAGCCTGTTCGTAATAAGTACGCACCACCAGATCGTCACGGCGAACAAATGGACCACCCTGCGCGTTGATATATCCCGCCCAGTCGCCCACATCAGCCGCATCATGCACAGCCGCAAACTCAACGCTTAGACCAAGCGCAGTTTCAGGATCAGCCATGCGGCGCAGTTCACGATAAACCGATACCGGCGCACCACCGATAAACTGAAACTGGCGGATACGCCAACGCGCAGCCCACGCC